GTTGTTTTCAAGAACTTGTTTTTGTTCATCATCTGGTTGAAGTTCTATAAATATACCAAAATCATAAAGATGTAATTCACTTATTTCTTCAAGTGTTGCTACATTATGTGACCCAATAGCTTGTATAAATGCTTGTTTTGTTGGAGAATATTCTATTATGTCAGCTACTCTTAAAGATAAGCATTCTGCTGCTTCAGCAGTTAAATATAGCATAGAGTTTAATATATGTCTTGTTGCTGTATTAGAATTTGCAGCTGCTAATTTTTGTACACCAACTAAAGCTCTTTCATCTGGAACACTAGCATCTCTAGCTTCATTTAATCCTGTTACATCTCTTATCATTTGTAAATAATAATTGTACGTTTGGATTAAAGCTTGAAGTTTTCCACCACCAATACCATTTTGTATTTGTTGAATAGGTACTTTACCTGGATTTGGATCTCCTTCTGTTGTTAAACTTCTACCAATAACACTACCAGTTTGGAAGAACATGTTTAGCGCTTCTTGTGGATTATAATTTGTTCCATTACCTAAATCAACTTCCGCTAAACCATCGGCATCTAAATAAACACCATCAGGTACCATACGTGCCATTACTTGTTGTAACTTTAAGTGAGTTAACTGTATCATATCAGCAAAACCTGTTATTCTACCAACTAATGACTGTATTTTACCATCGTACATTCTAGGTGCAACGATTTGGTAATTCATTTTAACTCTACTAAAATCAGAATCAGACCTCATCATATTTGGCATCATTCTCCATTTTAACAGTTTGTCTGCACCAAGAATATAAACACCTTCAAATAAAACCTCAACAACTCTTTCTAGTTTTTCAAAGTTTCCTTCTTGTTGTTTTTCTTCTGGAGGATTAAAGTTTTCGTCTTTTTCAATAATTTTTTCAGTACCACCAAGTGTCTTTTTTAACTTATATACATTATTAGAATGCGTTTTGTAATTAAAGTATAAAATATTAACTTTGTTTTTGTCTCTATGTGGTGTATGTGTTAAAGGGTCTCTAGATTTATTTACAATTTCTTTTATATCTTCTTCGGTTAGATCTCTAAACTCTTTTACTAATTCATTTATTGGTATCTCTTTAACTTCACCAACATAATATATATCATCAAAATAGGGTGAATCAGTATGAGAATAAACCAAGTTTGCTGGATCAACATATTTCACTTTAGCACCCTCACTAAAATCAAAAGTAGTTTTAGTTGCTCCAATACCTATAGTACATATATCATATATAGTTCTTCTTCTTGTTAATTCATAGTCACTACCTTCTAATAAAACGTTTATTGCTTGTTCTTCAGCTAACTCAACAGCTTGCTTGTAGCTAAGCTGCATATGAAGCTTTAATTCCTCTTCTGTATCTGGTAGTTGAGCTGGATCATTTTCATAAAGATCTACATTGAACTGAGCTTTAGCTAATTCATTAAATTCTTTAGCTCTCATATCGCGAAGGATTGACTCCATGTATTCAGTTCTTTTGCTTATGCCGTATTGATCTTGTGCATAACACTTAACATCAAAAGTTCTTTGTGCCATTCCATTTACAACAATATCTACAAACTTGGATATTATTGGTACAGGTTTCCAATCTAAATTAAGATATGATAAATCACCATTAATTGACAATTCATTTTTGTATTTTTCTATAGATTGTTCTCCTCTAGCATAAAGTCTTAAGCTGTGAAAATTATCTAAGTTGTTTCTAAATTTATTCCTATTTCCTGAAAACCATTCATGTCTAATAGCTCTAGCTACCTTTAAACCATAGTCTTCACTAAGTTTTTCTAAATCACTAACCGCTTGGGAGGGAAAATGTACAACAGACTCTGTTATCATATTTTTTGTTTTATTATTTTTGATTGAAATCCTTTATTATTATATTTCGCTATATTAAGATTTACCACCTTTTTTGTTCTATCTGGATTTGGTTTGTACAAATGTCTATTACAAGCCATTATAGCTAATCCAGAACTTATAGAAGCATCATGCTTTGTTCTTTTTGTTATATCAAATTTAGACCAGTCATTTAACGTTTCATTAAAGTACATTGTACCATAACTACCTTCTTCCAACATCCCAACATGATCGTTGATATACATTTCAATTGCAGCAGCATGTGCTTGTTTTATATCTTCACTTGTGTTTGGTATTCCACCCACTTCTCTTTCTGAAACAGATAATTTATTCCAAACTTTATCAGGTCTATTCATACTAAACGCTCTATAACCTCTTCTGCGTAAATAGTATAATAATCTTGGTTTATTATTTTCTGCTAATATTGGCATTCCATAAAATACTAACGCCATTAATACATCTTCGAAAAATATATCAGCTGTTTGTGGTCTTGCTATGTACTCTAAGAAAAACGTATTAGCTGGAGCATCTTCCATTGAAAACTTAGTTAATCCGTGTAAAGCTCCTTTCGATCCAGTTCCATCAACTGTTCCTGATATATCGTATGAGTCACAGCCAAATGCTCCTAAGTGTTCATTTCCTGGATGTTTAACACCATTTTTAATTATTACACTATTTTGTAATTGTATTTTTGGAACCCAACTTACTTTAAATCTTCCATTTGGATCTGGATTAAATATTACTCTAGTATCTTTTACTCCATTTGTCCATTGAAAATTACCAACCGTTAATACAGACGAGTTTCTATTTCCTTCATTATAGTCTATTTGTTCGTATATTTTTACCAAGTTAAATAAACTATTACCAGTTTCATCTCTAAATGCATGTTCTTCAGTTCTTGGAAACTGACGATAAAATTCATTTAAAGCGTCTTGGTCATCTTTTAATCCTTCAGCTTCATTATCCCAGTGATCTATTACTCCGTAATCTATTTCTACTCCATGTGGATCAAATGTTTGTTTTTCCGGAGTATTGAAGATAGGTTGTCCGAACTCATCAATGAATCCTTCGTAATTCCATTCCATAGGAATGAACAGAGAATATAATCCTGACTTAGTTTGTCCATTTCTATTTCTTTTTGTAACATCTGAGTTGTTGTATAAGTTTTTAAAATTATCTCCTCCTTTATCTAATGCATTACTTGTTGATCCCATCATGCATTTACCTATAATCCTACTACCTAATCGTAAACAAGTTTTTGTAACTCTCCAGTTATTTTTTATATTATCAGGTCTTTCCCACTTACCAGATTCATCATGTACTAATAAAGAAAGCTTTTCACCATCATAACTATTATCACCTGTATTTTTCCAGTCAATAGTTGTATCTAATCCTTCCATGTCATCTTGTTCTTCTCGTTCCCTCATTTTTCTACGAGTAAACTTTTTAGCAGGTACCCTGTAAGCAAGTTCGGACTTTGGACGATCCATACCATCTTGTATTGGTTTAAAGAAGAATGGATAATTTAAACTAATTGGTACTACTTTATCAGTAAACATTTTTTTCGCATCAGCTCCAGTTTTAGATAGTATACCAAATCTACTATCACTTGCTAATGTTGCTTGATTAACTGTTTCAGCAGAACTCATAAAAGAAAAACCAGAACGTCTGTTTTTTAGGTAACACATACCATAACTTCTGTGATCTGCTTTGCAAGCTTCCCAAAATATAAAGAACAATCTATTTGCTTCTCTATAATCTGGAGCACCAACGTCTATTTTACTCCACTGCAAGTACATATAGTGTGTACCGGTTATATACTTTGGTTTACCGTTATTCATAAACCAAAAACCCTCTTCTCTTCTCTTAAACTCTTCGTCTATATATCCATAATGTTTTTCTTTAAAATCATCTGGATAATCTTGCCAATCAAATACAGTTTTAATTCTTTTAAAATCAGGATTAGCTGGGAATTGTTTCCACTTTTGTTCTGATTGTTTATCGCTACAAGAATAAACTTTATTTGGTTGTTTTGGTAAAGCTATTTGAAAACCTTGTATTTCAATGATATCACCGATCATACCGGTTTTTGATATTACGACAATATCATTTTCTTTGTTATAGCCATACTCCCACTTTTTAGACTTATTTAGTCTTTTTATAGTGTTTTCTTTTATAGGGTTTACAATCTTATATAGTGTTTGTTTATACATTATCTAGATCTTCCTTCTGCAAATCCTTTAAAAGCTTTTGCTTTATTTTCTTCAACTGGTTTGTCTTCAAGCAAATTTTCTTCTTCTTGGATTCTGGTTAATATTTCAAAAGCATCAAATATAGCTAACTTCTTTGTAGCTGCAGCATTCTTTAATCTATCTGCTGATATATCATCGTCTGAATCAACAATAGGTTCTTTAGCAACTTTAATTAGTTCTTCAACTGCTTTTCGCCCAGCTTGGATTATATTCTTCTTCGTTTCCTTGATATTCATATTTAATTGTAATAAATTTATTCATAATCCTATATAATCTTTCTCCATTAATAACAAATTCATATTCACTACTAGGATTAAAACCAACCAACTCTTCTTTGTTAAAAGCTCCATCAGAATACTTTATTACTCCAATTAATGGTCTTTCTTCATCTGTGTTAAATTTACTTACAGATTTAATTGGCTTTACAAAACTATAACCAGGTGTAGCGATCCAATTATCTTTTTTATATAAGTATATCTGATCTGGTGATATTATATATTTATCTTCTTTCCAATAAGATCTACTATTTTTCTCAATACCCTTCATATTTAACCATCTTCTAAATATGTTGTGATGTACTATTACTTCATCACCCACATTAATAGGTGATTGAAATAATAGTGGAGTAGCGATTACTTTTGCTTTTCTATTTACATACTGATGATTAAACACTTCTGTGTTGAGTACTAATTCTTTATCACCAACTTTTTTAGAATTATTATAACGTTCACCAATAGGTGATACTATAAACTCTTTATAAGCTTTCATTAGTATTCTAAATTATACTCAACTGATATAGCCATATTTTTGTTAAAATCTTTCCAAGGTATAACTATATCTCCTTTTCTAATGTAAATACAATATTTGTCTTCTTCTTCTACTATATCACAGATTTTATGACCTCCATACACTTCCTGTCCAACAGAATAGTGCATGGAATCATTTTTATAATCTTTACCTATAGTAATTTTTCTGATGATATTATTTTTCATCTTTATTTTCTTTAGGCCAATTTATAGTTCCGTCAGTTAAGTTTATATCATAACTTCCATATTCTTTCATCATCTTATCTTGAACTACTGATATAGTATCGTTACCTAAAGCTAGTTCGTGTAGAAGTTTATGTTTCTGAGACTCTAATCTACCAATATTAAATTGCAAAGCATTTATTTTATTTGCTATTGCTAACATTTCGTCTAAGTGTTCTTTTGAAACTTTTTCTTTTCTTTCTACTACGTCTAATATTTTTTCTTTTGTTTTTGCCATTTTATTTAATTTTATTTAATTATTAATTTTACATACTATAAACATTATATACTATATCTTTAATGTAGAATACTGCTCCTGCTAAAGGTCCATCTCCTAATGAAGCCCAACCAAATTGAAAATAAACTATGGGTGAGGTGCTAATTGCTGTATCATTATCCGAAATAGATGTGGTCGTGTCATAACTTACATTACTAGATACAAACCCACCGTTATAATAAAACCTATGAAATATGGGTGGAGTAGATCCCCATTTATTACTATCATTAACTATATATATTTTGTAACTTATCTCCGTTGACATTCCCGGTGTAATGGAAATACCTACATCACTTAATTGTAATCTAGCGTTATCATCTGTTTGATTTGTGTCGAAAGTTCCTTTTAACCACCCACCGGTACTATCTATAGTTTGATTAGCTGTTAAAGTTAGTGTGCCTTGTATTGAATTTCCTGCCCATCCATCTGCGTCACTAGTAAAATCACTAGTATATGTACCAACTAATCTTTTAGCTGGTCCTCCTTTAACTGTTGAAGTTCCTAATCCTAACATTATTTTCCGAAATATGCTATTACTCTACCGCCGGCTAAATTAATAGATGTCCATCTACCATATATAGTAACACCAGTTGGTATTGAATCACTAGCATCCATTTCTATACCACCTCTACCAGTACTGTTATTGGGATCAAAAAAACCCACTGTTTG